TCGTCCAGTTTATCCCCGAAGGTGGTCGAAACGGTTCACAAAGGCCCTATGACTGGTAATCTCTAGGAAATGAAACTAGAACTGGTAGAAAACCCACCACCCCTTACGGGGGCTGTCATGCCTCGTTTGCATACGCCATGGGTCGAAGGCGAATCTAAGGTAGATGCCATTATTGAACTTGCCGAACGTATCGGCCAGCCTTTACTTGAGTGGCAGATTGTGATCCTGCGAGATATGTGCGCCGTAGATGAGAACGATCAATTTATAAAAAAATCTAGCTTGTTAGTTTGCAGTCGCCAGTCCGGTAAAAGCCACGTTTTGCGTATGCGCGTACTAGCTGGGCTGTTTTACTTTGGCGAGATGAATATCCTTATTATGAGTTCGCAGATGCTTATGGCATCTAAGTCGCTGGAGATCATGGCAGGAATCATTGACCGTAATGAGTTCCTACGCCGCGACGTAAAAGGCGGCAATATCGAGAAGGCTTACAAGCGCACTAATGGTAATAACCGAATTATCCTAGAATCAGGCGCGGAAGTTCGAGTAGTAGCTGCGACTGCAGACTCTAGCCGTGGTTTAACTGCCGATGTAGTTTGGATCGATGAGCTGCGGCATGTCGGTACAGAGGCGTTAGATGCCGTAAAGAGTACAACCCTTACTCGCCCTAATTCGCAGCGGTTTTATACTTCCAACGCTGGCTTTAAGGATAGCCATGTACTAAATGACATGCGCGAAAGATCGCTAAACAAGCCGCCTAAGTCGGTGGGCTATTACGAGTACAGCGCGCACGATGGCTGTGATATTTGGGATCGATCTGCCTGGGCGATGGCTAACCCGTCATTAGGCTTACTGATAACTGAAGCCGCCATGGAGGAGATAGTTGCTACCTCCGATTACAGCGCGGTAATGACTGAGAACTTATGCAAATGGGTAGGCACAGACTTATCACCGTGGACACCTGGCAGCTGGGAGGAGTGTGCCGATCCTGATCTAATTATCAGCCCTGGCATGTACTCGATGTTTGCCTTTGATCTTGAGCCACACGCAAAACGCCACGCAGCTTTAATGGCAGGGGCTATATTGCCCGATGGCCGCATAGGTATCAGCCTGGTTAAAACATGGGAATCAGATCGTGCGATCGATGAGCTAAAGATCGCCGTAGATATTAAAGGCTATTGCGATGAGTGGATGCCTAAGCAAGTCCTGTTCGATAAATATACCGGGCAGGCTATTGCCGATCGCTTACATGTATCAGGCGTAAAAGTAGAGGATTGCTCAGGCTCGCAGTTCTATACAGCTTGTTCGACCTTTAAAGATTACATAGACAATAAGCGCGTAGTTCACGGCGATCAAGAATTCTTAAACGAGTCGATGGATAACGTAGCTGCTAAAAGTAACGATCAAGCCTGGAGAATTATTCGCAAGCGATCCAGCGGCAGCGTAGCCGCGCCAATCAGCGCAGCCATGCTGGTTATGCACCTATCTAAGCCGTTACAGGAAGCCAAGATATACGCCTAGCGACACGCCGAACAGAATCGGTAATGTGCTTGACAATTTGAGAAAATCCCACCTATGGGATTACTGGAAACTTTAGGCTTTAAGGGTAAGGCAGAGGTAACTGCCCAGTATGCCCCTGCCATAATGGATAGTAGCTACGGCGTAGGCATGTACAGCTATAACAGCGGCCTATCAAATTACGGTTATGGCGTTGCGATGGATCGCAATTTGGCTTTACAGGTTGCCAGCGTTAGCCGCTGCCGTAACTTAATTGCTGGTGTTATCTCTAGCATCGATCTTGGACTATACAAAAAATCTACAGGCAAAAAATTAGAATCCCCGGTATGGCTAGATCAAATGGATATTCGTCAACCGCGCAGCGTTACGATTGCTTACCTAGTCGATGCGTTGCTGTTCTACGGCGTGGGCTACCTACGCGTATCGTCTTTATATCAGGATGACAATCGCCCATCAGGTTTTGAATTTATATCTAATACACGCGTTACCGTAACTACAAACAAGTACGGCGATGAAGTTGAATATTACGCAGTTAATGGCGAACGCGTACCGATGTCTGGTATTGGTTCGCTAGTTACATTTCAATCGCTACTGCCAGGTGTATTACAAACTGGTGGCCGCACTATTCAAGCTGCGTTAGATATTCAAAAGGCTGCAGCAGTTGCAGCAGCTACGCCAATGGCAACTACTATTTTAAAAAATACCGGGGCTGATTTACCAGAGGCGCAAGTACAAGGGTTACTAGCTGCATGGAAATCGGCTAGACAAAATCGCAGTACCGCATATTTAACTAGCACTTTAGAGGCGCAAAATATTGGCTTTAGCCCTAAAGATATGACCTATAACGAAAGTAGCCAATACCTAGCTACTGAAATAGCGCGTTTAATGAACGTGCCTGCCTATTACATAAGCGCAGATATGAATAACAGCATGACATATCAAAATATATTAGATGGCCGTAAAGAATTTGTAGCGTACTCACTACAGCCATTTATCAGCGCAATCGAAAACCGTTTAAGCATGGATGATCTAACTGCCCACGGCAACGTAGTGCGCTTTGCTATCGATGAAACTTTCTTACGCGCAGATACTATGGCGCGACTTGACTCAATAGAAAAAATGTTAAACCTTGGCTTAATTGATGTTGAACAAGCTCAGCAGATGGAACAGCTAACACCTAATGGATCAGGAGATACTGCAAATGTTGCACTTAACGTTTAATAACTCAATCGAGGCGGCAGATACAGAACGCCGCATGATCTCAGGCAAGATTGCGCCATACGGCGAGGTTGGCTATACATCCGCTGGCCCTGTTGTTTTTGAACGCGGATCTATTTCAATTCCAGATGTAACTAAAATTAAATTACTAATGCAGCATGACAGCACAAAGCCAGTAGGTCGCGCTACATATTCCAGCGATGATGAAAGTGGCATGTATGCATCGTTTAAGATTTCAAGTAGCAGCCGGGGACAGGATGCACTTGTACTAGCTCAGGAAAACCTTGTATCTGGTTTATCCGTTGGTGTGGATGTTTCCGCATCAAAGCAGATGAAAGGCTACCTGTTAGTTACCGCTGCAGTCCTAAAAGAAGTAAGCCTAGTAGAGTCGGCTGCTTTTGATTCAGCGGCCGTAACTGATATTGCAGCTGCTAAAGCTGCACTAGAAGCAGCAAGTACCAAAACCACAATCATCCATACAGAGATGATTGAAACCGAAACCGAAACCGAAAGCGAGGCAGCTGTGACTACAGCCCCTATTGATACACCGGATGTACCGGCAGAAAAACCAGTCGAGGCTGCACCAGTTCAAGCAGCTCGCCCAATTATTCGCCCATCCGTATTAGACAGCCAGACAGTCCGTACACCAATTACATCTATGGGTAAGTACACAGAGCATAAAATCAAAGCCGCTATGGGTAACCAAGATTCAATGCTTTATGTAACAGCTGCAGATGATTCTTTCAGCACTAACCCAGGCTTTAACCCAACACAGTACCTAAGCGAGTTTGTTACTAACACACGTTTTGGTACACCTACTATCGATGCATGTAGCCAAGGCGTTTTGCCACCTACAGGTATGACAATCAACGTGCCTTCACTTGTGACATCTGCAGGCGGCGGTACAGGCGTAGCACCTGTTGTAACAGTCGAAGCAGAAGCAGGCGCAGTACAAAATACAGGCATGGAAAGCCCATTTCTTTCTGGAACTGTATCTAAGTACAGTGGCATGAATACGCTATCCGTAGAATTGTTAGAAAGAGCTGGATACCCTGGCTTTTATGACGAGCTTACACAGCAACTACAAAATGCTTATTTAACAGCTATCGATACAGCCGCACTAGTAGCACTACAAGCTGCTGGAACTGCTGCCACACCTACAACAGCAGATAGTGCTGGCATTATTTCTTACTCATCAGAGGCAGCAGCTTTTATTTATAAAAGCACTGGTTACTTTGCGCAAAATTACATTGGAAACCCTTCACAGTACCAGGCACTATTAGGTGCTGTGGATACAACTGGCCGCCCAATTTATAACGCAATTCAACCAATGAACGCAGCAGGCCAGGTTGCACCTTCATCAATTCGCGGTAACGTATTAGGTCTAGATCTATATGTAGATAAGAACTTTACTGCAACTACTTTTGACGATAACTCAGCAGTAATCCTTGCACCTGAGGCATTTACTGTTTATCGCAGCCCACAGGCTTTCATGTCTGTAAATGTAGTTTCTAACCTGCAGGTTCAGGTTGCTATCTACGGCTTTATGGCCACTATTGCAAAAATGCCTAATGGCATTGTCAAATACCAGAAGGCATAACTAATAACCCTGATAGTCGGTAGGGCATTAGCCCTTTGCCCTACCGACCCTAACTAAGTAAGGAGTACCGAGATGCCAGCAAGTTATGTCACCGTAGCCGAACTGCGTACCAATCTTGGTATCGGTACTCTTTACTCAGATAGTACGGTCGAGGAGTGCTGCCAAGCCGCGCAAGATCAAATTAACAGTTTCCTTTGGTTTGATTCTGCGCCAGTCGTGGGGACTGCATTGGTAAGCAACGTTGCCACCGTAATGATCGCTAACCCCGGCATATTTACTGCCACGGAATCGGTAACTATTGCCGGGGCTGGATCAACCTTTAACGGCACTTACACAATTACAGGCACTATCCCATTTTCAACAGGTACAGGTAATATTTTGCCTGCCTTTAATCTGCAGCTAAACTATTTCCAATACCCACAGGGTTATAGTTTCATCCAGTATGCCAAGGTTGCAGCTAATCAAAATTTCCGCCGTGTATTGCCTTATGGCACAGCCACAGGCGAGGATACAAAAACTGCTACCTACGTTAATACAGCAAGCGTTAGAGAAGCTGCGATGATCTTGGCCGTGGACATCTGGCAGGCTCGCCAGGTATCTCAAACAGGCGGCGTAGGACTAGATGGCTTTAGCCCATCCCCTTACCGCATGGGCAACAGCATGATAGGCAAAATTAGAGGCCTGCTAGCCCCGTACATGAACCCGAATAGCATGGTGGGGTAAATGCCTACCGCTGCCATTACCACGCTGCGTAGCACCATCGCAACGGCTTTAACCAATAACGGAGTTTGGTCGGTTTTCGCATATCCACCTGCAACCATCTTGGCTAACAGCTGCGTAGTAATCCCAGCAGACCCATATCTAACGCCAAGCAATAATAGTTATATAACTATCTCGCCTATGGCTAATTTTAAGATTCTGCTAACCGTGCCAATGTTCGATAACCAGGGCAACCTGCAGGGCATCGAGGATTTTATCGTTGCAGCCTATACAAAACTAGCTGCATCAAATCTTGTATTTAATATAACCAGCGTTAGCGCGCCTGGCGTATTAAATGCTGATAGCGGTGACTTGCTTACTGCCGAATTTAATATATCCATACTAACGAGCTGGAGTTAAACCATGTCATACACAGATGAAGATATTGCCTTCTTAATTAAGATCGGGCAGATCGAAGCACCACCAGTAAAAGAAACAAAAACCAAAGCACCCGTAACCGAGCAGATCGAGGAATAAACAAATGGCCGTATATTTAAATAATACAGTCGTTGTAACTCTTAACTCAGTAGTACTTACTGATCACGTTACATCGGCAACTATCAACCGCGTGTTCGATGAACTCGAAGTAACTGCTATGGGCGATACAGCTCATAAGTTCGTTAAGGGTTTAGAGGCAAGCACAATCACTTTAGATTTCCTAAGCGATACAGCTGCTGCAAACGTAAACGCAACACTTCAAGCTGCATGGGGTACAACAGTACCTATTACGCTAAAGCAGACAAGCGCAGTGGTATCAGCTACTAACCCGTTATACAGCACCACAATTTTGGTAAATAACACTACCGATATTAACGGCGCAGTAGCAGACATCGCTACACAATCAATTACATTTACTTGTAATTCACCAATCGTAATTACAACTAGCTGATAAAAACCAAAGGGGCTAACAGATGGCAAAGTTAAAAGTTACAAAGATAGACGGCAACGTATCTGAGCATCAGATAACACCATCTATTGAATACGCGTTCGAGCTGTATGCAAAGAAAGGTTTTCACCGCGCCTTCCGCGAGGATGAAAAACAGACCGATGTGTACTGGCTGGCGTGGGAGTGTTTAAGAGCTGCAGGCGAAACCGTGCCAATGTTCGGCGCAGAATTCTTAAAGACTTTAAAAAAGGTGGATGTGTTAGAGGATGACCCGGAAGCATAAGGCGTGACTCGTTTACTTACTTGATCGCACGGATCAGTTTGGAAACGGGAATACCGCCTAAAGATTTAATTGGGTTAGATTCCAGGATGTTTAGTGCATTACTGCAGGCGATGAAAGATCGAGCAAAGGAGATCCAAGATGCCAGTAACAATAAAAGGCGGCGTTGATCTCCAAAGAGCTTTAAGAAAATTTACGCCTGATCTAGCTAAAGACACACGCAAAGAAATGGCTAGTTTGCTTAAACCTATTGTGTCTAAGGCGCGTGGCTTTATTCCATCCCAAGCACCTTTATCGGGCTGGGGTAAAGCATCTGGTAATGGCAAGTTTCCAGTATGGGATGGCAGAGGTGCTAGAGGCGGCGTAGGTTACAAAACTACACCTAGCAAGGTAAATCGATCAGGCTTTCGATCACTAGCTCGTATTCAAAATGCATCTGCATCGGGTGCTATTTATGAAACTGCTGGCCGTGTTCATACCTCTGGGCGTGAGCAAGCAAAAATGCGTGAGGTTGTAATTCCTACTTATCGCCGCGATACCGGGGCTGGCGAATATCGTTACATGACAAGCACTAATAAAAAATACGGCAAGAGCAATAACCCAGAGGCTGGCTATCTATTCGTGCAATCTATGGATGAATACAGCAAGATCGTAGATGCCAATAATCAAACAGGTAGAGGCCGTAGATCACGCAAGATGAAAGGCCGCGCAATCTTTCGCGCATGGGCTGAGGATGGCGGCAAGACTAACGCAGCTGTTATTAAGGCCATTGAGTCTGCCCGGGATAAATTTAATACGGCTGTGGGGTATAACTAATGGCCGTTGATCCATCAGTAAGAATTGATATAGCCGCTGAGTTCACAGGCAAAAAAGCATTTAAGCAGGCAGACACAGCTACAGCAAAATTAACGAAAAGTGTTAAGTCTTTAGCTGGTGGCTTAGGTATAGCCTTTGGTACAAAAGCCGTAATTAACTTTGGTAAACAAGCTGTAAAAGCCTTTGCTGAGGATGAAGCAGCTGCCTCACGTCTATCTAACGCTGTAGATAATCTAGGCATTGGCTTTGCTAACGTAGATATATCTAAATTTATAGCCGACCTTGAAAGATCTGCAGGCATCGCCGATGACATTTTAAGGCCAGCGTTTCAGGGTCTATTGACCCAAACAGGATCATTAGTCCAATCACAGAAGTTATTAAATGATGCCATCACGATTAGCCGTGCATCTGGTATTGATCTAGCCACAGTATCCCAGGATCTTGCTAAGGGTTATGTAGGCATTACTAAAGGCTTGGCTAAATACAATACCGGGCTAACTAAAGCAGAACTAAGTAGCAAGTCATTTAATGAAATTCTAGGCACTTTACTAAAGCAATCTGCTGGTGCAGCTAATGATTATTTAGGTACTACGGCTTACAGCATGGATGTATTAGGAGTAGCAACAAGCAACGCATCCGAGATTATTGGCGGCGGCTTGATAGATGCTTTTGCGGCTGTTGCTGGTGGTACTGAGGCAAGCGATGCGGCTTATGTAATTGAACTTGTTGCGACTGCTATTGCTAACGTTACACGGGCTACAGGCGGTGCAGTCGGTGCTATTCCGACTTTAATCAAAAACTTAAAGAATCTACCTAAAAGTATATTCTTAGGATTTGCAGGTGCGCAGGCTGGTGTGAAACTTACGCCTAAACCTAAACCTGAGCCTAAATCAGCATTAGAAATATCTAAAGAGGAACAAGCTAAACGCCTAGCTAAGTTAGAGGCAGATGCAGCCAAGCGCGCCAAGTTATTGGCAGCCCTACAAAATAAGCAATTAGACAATGCTAAAAAACAGGAAGCGGCCGAAAAGAAACGCCTACTATTAGAAAAGGCTAAGGCTGCACTATCTAAGGCAGCGGCTGCATTTGATCTTAATAAGATACAGATAGCAGCTGCGCTACGGGCTACTTACGATAAAGATGAACGCCTACGCCTATTGGCCATGCAGGAGATCGAAAACGAAAACGGCGAAACAGCTTTAAAGTATATTGACCAATTAAAACTGCTAACTCAGGAACAGCAAACTAATAAGTTAGCCGGCATAAAGAGCATTAGCGAAAGCGAACTTAACTACATTAATCAGCTGCTACTAGATGAATTGCAGCGCATTAAAACTACAAAGATGTCCGAGGAAGAGGCCGCCCTAGCGCGCCAAGCTGCATACGGTAAATATAATGCAGCTATTGCAGCATCGGGTGGTTTAGCCGAAGCCAATTTTTATACCGAAAAAACACAGGTAGAGCTGCTGCAAATTGCTAAATTAGCTGCACTTGATAAAGTGGCAGCGGCTCAGGCCACAATGGATATTCTTAATTACACTACACAGAAAACTATTATTGAACGTATTGCAGCTGCACAGAAAATAGCAGACGATGCTAAGTATGCAGCATTACAGGATTACCTAGCACTACTTGCTAAACCATTACCTACCCCAGCTGCGCCAGTTGTGCCACCTACAGTTATGCCACCGGGTTTTGGTGGTGGTGGCCAACCAATACCACCGGGGTATGGGGGCATCTTTGATTACCTGCCACCTACAGGTTCAACAGGATCATTAGATAACTCAGTAACAGTAATAGTCGAAGGTTCAATATTTGATGGTACTGATTTTATCGACATAGTGAACGGCGCGATGTTAAACGCGCAAAGGCAAGGCTTATCACGTTTTCCTGCTGGCACGTTACCGGACAATGGCTAATGACAATCCCAGTAATTAACGCGGTAATTAATTTTGGTACAGGCCCAGCCACGGCACAGGCTTTTATTATTGGCGAAGGCATATTCGGTACTAACGTATTGGCCGACTCAGCTGCGCTTATCGTGGATGTATCTAACGTAGTAGATAGCGTTAGTACTAGGCGTGGCAGATCAGCTACAGCCGATGAATTCCAAACAGGCACACTAACCCTGCGCATTGTTGATCAAAATGGGGACTTCAACAGCCAGAACCCGAGCAGCCCCTATTTTGGCTTTTTAACGCCTATGCGTAAAGTGTCAATATCAGCTACCTATGGTGGCATTACTTATCCAATGTTTAGCGGTTTTATTACTAGCTACACGACCACTACCCCACGCAACGCCAATGATGTCGTGTACACGACTATTACAGCTGTAGATGCCACACGCTTAGCTCAAAATGCGCAGATCAGTACCGTTACAGGTGCATCCGCTGGTGACTTAAGCGGCACAAGAATTAATCAAATCCTCAATACTATTGGCTGGCCTAGTTCAATGCGTGATGTAGATGCTGGGTTAACCACGCTACAAAACGACCCGGGTACAGCGCGTACTGCTTTAGCAGCTTTACAAACAGCCACAAATAGCGAATATGGCGCAATATATGTAGATGCATCTGGATCTTGGACTTTCCAAGACCGTTTAGTAACTACGGCTAGCATCGGTGGTACGCCTACCGTATTTAACGATAATGGCACAGACATTGGCTATTTCAACGCTGTATGGCGACTTGATGACACGCTTGTATTTAATCAGGCAAACGTAAGCCGAGCAGGTGGCAGCGTTCAATCAGCCATAAATTCTGCCAGCGTTGAAAAATATTTTGCCCATACTTACAATGCACAAGATTTATTAATGCAGACCGATGCCGTAGCTCTGGACTATGCCCGTGCATATGTTGCAAGCCGTGCGGAAACTAGCGTTAGATGCGATGCCATCGAGTTAGACCTTTACACAGATAACTACGCAGCTGGCATCGTAGCCGCGCTTGATCTTGATTTCTTTGATCCTGTAACGATCACGACAAATCAGCCGGGTAGCTCGACTCTGACAAAAACACTTCAAGTATTTGGCGTGGCACACAACGTTACACCGAATAAATGGCGCACTACCTTTACTACACTAGAGCCCATAATTGACGGGTTTATTATTGGTAACGCTAACTATGGGGTTTTAGGACAAAATGTACTTTCATACTAGAGGAGATAAATAATGGCAACAGGATTCCCAGCAGTTACAGGGGACGTGCTTACCAGTTCAATGTTTAATGGCTTGGTGGCATTTACCCTTAATGCTCAAACAGGCACTACCTATACAGCGGTATCTACCGATCAATACCAAACGCTAGTAACCATGTCTAACGCATCGGCTAACGCGTTTAAGATACCTACAAATGCATCCGTGGCTTTTGCAATCGGTACAGTTATTACGGTTATGAATATTGGCGCAGGTACTTGCACCATTTCAGCTGTAACACCCGGTACGACTACGGTACTAAGTTCAGGTGCTACTGCAGCATCTCCAACACTTACCCAATACCGATCAGCTGCGCTTATTAAAACTGGTACAGATGCTTGGTATGTTGTAGGGGCTATTGGATAATGCTCAACACAATCGTAGGCGTATTAAATGCTAAAGGGGCTACTGCAACAGGTGGCACAATTACAACGGCTGGTGGCTATAAATATCACACCTTTACATCGGGCGGCAATTTTGTTGTAAGTGATGGCACTTTAATTTGCGATATTTTGGTAGTAGCTGGTGGCGGTGGCGCAGGTGGCGATCAAGCTGCAGGTGCTGGTGCTGGTGGTTTGCTAGGCTTTGCATCGCAATCAATTGCAAGTGCCTCATACACCGTAACAGTAGGTGCAGGTGGATCAGGTTCAACAAGCAGCGGTGCAACTAATGGTAACGATTCGCAATTCGGCGCATTAACTTTAGTTAAAGGCGGCGGCTATGGTGCTACTTTTAATCAGGCAGCGG